CAAATTGTTCTGGAGTATAACGAGTATTCGTTTTAATATCTCTAACAAATACTTTACCTTGATCTTTAGCTTCAAGCTCTGCAATATTCTTTGTTAGTTCATCTACTGCATTAGTAACAGCTTTCTTAGTTGTAAATGCGTAATCTGGACCTTGAGTAAATACCATCTTACCTTCAAGACGAGTATCAATCATGTTAAAATGTGAGTTAGCTTGATTGTAGTAAAGTTTAGTTCCTTGATGAATATTAGCTCTACGCTCATAATCAATGAGTCGTTCTTGTTTATTAATGATGTTATCATCAAAGAGTAAGTCAATCTTAGCTTGTACTCTAGGATCAGGATCACTAAATTCAATAGCTAAACGATCATTAACATCAGGCTCTACTTTAGGTTTAGATCTTTCTATATAATCTGGTAGAACATTCTCAGCTACTACAGCTTCTACAGTCGTACCTGCAGCATCAGCAAATGACGCACCATCAGGATCTTTGATAGTATTGATTGCCATTTCTTTAGCAACTTTAGGATTAGCAGTAGTTGTTATATCCCAAGCACTACCTACTTTATGTCTAAGGTTATCAAAACCTGCTTTTAAATAAGGTTTGGTAAATGGTGTAGTTAATAAGAAAGCATCTGTAAGAACTTTAAATTGACCTCGTTTAAACGCACCTGGAGGAAGGATAGGACCATTTGCAAGTTTCTCATCAAGAAAATCAATCGCATTACCAATAGACTCAAAAGCTTTAGATGTAGCAGCATTGTTATATTCTTTTTCTACACCAGCAAATTTAGCTACGTTCTGTAATCTCCAGTCAAAGACAGAAGCTAATGGATCATTCTCTGCAAAGTTTTGACCAGCTTTAATAGCTGCTTCCCAGTCTACTGGATTCTTACTCTTAAGAGCTTGACGCACTAAATCAGTTACAGTTCCACTTGTAGCAAGAGCAAAGTTAGGAAGAGAAGTAATTAGATTTACAATAGCTAAAGCTTCACCAGAAGCCATCTTAGGTATTTCTTTAGCTACTTGTCTAGCTGACATAGTAACTGGAGCTTTCTTAACTTCGTCTATTTTAGCAATACTTGCATTAAGATCTTCTACAATCTGATCTTGAGCAGATCTATCAATATGTGTATCTGCAATATCTAGAATAGCTGTATCTTGAACATACTTATCTCTTATATCAGTAGAGATATAATCACCAGTAGTATAGCCATTAAGAACTTTAAGTTTAGTCTGTTTATCAATGGTTGGATCGTTGATAAGATCAGCTATAACTACTTTGTCCTTGGCTTGTTGTTCATTAGCCCAACTAATTTTAGTATTAGCATAAGCTTGCGAGTACCCTTGTCTTACTAAATCATCTACTACTTCATTAAAACCAGCAATCATATCTGCAGGTTTATTGATAGCTGTAGTGTAAAATGCAGTTTCCTTAGCCTGTTTTTCAGGCATAACAGGAACAACATTTATTGGTTCAAGAGGTAACTCGTATTCTTCGAATTGCATTAGATAATCCTAAATTAAGTAGTCTCAGTAGTCTTAAAGATATTACCAAACGATGTTGGGAAATTAGAAGCCATTGTTCCAATTTGTCTCCAACCTTGTTGTTGAGATTGAGCAGTATATTGTTCTGAGGCAGCTCCACCTATCTGTTGATTAATATTTGATAAAGTTTGACCTGTAGATTCAGCTACGTTAATGTTACCAATATTAGCAGCACCTTGAGTTGAAAGTGCTCCTACTGAACCTGTAAAAGCAGAAGTTCCACCCATACCTAAACCAGTTCCACCAGTTTGAGCTACAATATTACCAATACGAATACGTTGTTCTCTAGTAGAAGCTGCTCTTTGTCTTTGAGCTAGAACTTCTTGGTATCTAGATTCTTGTTCTGCTTTTTGTTTTTGTAGTTCAAATTGTCTTTGAGAAGCTTCTGCAGCTTTACCTGCATATTTTCTTTCTTGCATACCAGAGAATAGTTGAGCTCCAAAACTAAGGGCACTCAATACATTAGCTCCTGGAATAAACTGAGACACTGCTGGTATAGCTTTAGCCACAGAACTAACTACGCTTGTGACAGCTTTAACTGCACCACCATACCCTACTTTTCTTACATTTTTATGTTTCATATTAAACCTCCAACCTTGTTATTATATTGACTATACCATCTTCAGTTGTTGCTACTTCACCTGTCGGAAGAGCACCAAACATTTTATTAAACTTTAATGACTTTTGATTATCTACAAGACCATAAACTTCGTAGATACCTCGTTCTCGTAGCATCATTCTAATCTGTTTAAACACTTCTTTATAGCGTTTAAATTCTGATACACTCCAAGCTTTAAGCTCATTGTGCATTATCCAAACTTGTAGTCGGTCATCAAATGACAAACCAACAAAACCATTACCTTCTTCAGCGTAAAGTATTTCCATCAAACGTTACTTGTAGCTGATGCTGAGATACCCCATCCTAGTAATTTCATATCTTTACCAGCTTCAGATTCTATCTTTAAACTTAAACATTTACCTGAGCCCCTTAATTTATTCTTTGTTACAATCACAGAATCACCATAGTCAAATGGATCACCTACACCACTTGGAATATAGTTTCTTAATAATCTATATGCTTGGAATTGATTACCCCACTTACCACTATTAGCAGAGTCTGCCCAATTCCATTGAGCTTGTACTAAACATGAAGAAGGATTATCTAAAATCAAACTAGCTCCTGATAAACTATAGCCATCTTCTGTTCGTTTAAAGTAGAAGAAGATATAAGGTGCTTGTTTTTTACGCATAATATCATTGAATAACTCGTAACCTGTAACAAGATAACTAGAGTAATTTGCACCAGTACCTGATCCTGCTGTTTTCCAATCCGTAAAGGAAGAACTGTTATATTTAGAAATAGTAAAACTTGAACCAACCATAGTTAAGAAACTAAATAAAGAACTACGATTAGTTAAAATAGTATCTGTAATCACTACAGTAGTACCTGAAGTTACAATAACATCATCTGTTCCTACTTCTACTGTACTTTCTGCCGTAGAAACTGCGTAACCTGGTATCTCAATATAATCTATAATCGCTGGAGAATTACTTGCTAAAGAAGATATACTGTTTGTATACCAAGCTTGTAATGTTAAATCAAGTACAAGTTCTTTAGTGTATCTATTAATATAGTTTGTTGTAGAATATGTAGTCGAATCATTATACATCCAACGAACTCTATTTTCTTTCTCATCATAGAAACCCTTACAATGATTCTTACCTAGATCTGGAATGTCTAGATATAACTTTTGAATAGATGTAAGAGAAATAGATTGAGCAGAAAAACGACCAGATCCAGCATCAGGACTTAATAAATAAATACCAGCTTTAGACCAGTATACAAAGTTTCCACCTACGTTTACGATAGATCTTGGATTAATAATACCATTAGGTGAAATCTTAGATACTTGGAATGATGTTGCAATAAATCCACCAGTGTCACCATAAACTTCCCATACACCATTCTCTGCAAATACTAGTAGAGATGATTGTGATGAGATTACTTTAATAATTTGTGTTGCTTCTGGAATCTGAATAGATCCACCATCAGAAGCTACTAAGTCATTAATAGATGGATCAGTTGGATCATTTACTTGGTAGCATTTACCAAGTTGATCCTCACTTTGAATAACTTGTGTAAAAAAGATATAACCACTATAGTTAGGTGATCTAGAGTCTCCACCAGAAACAATAGAGTTTATTCCAGAATAGAATAAGCGTTGAGCATAAGATGCTACTGTAGTTATATTGTTTGTTTCTTTATCTAAAGGTAATCCAGTTAATCCTGATACATTTTGTCTTTCTGTACCTCTAGTAAACGCATCAATAATATAACTACCACGAGCTACTTGGTAATTAGATGTAGAGTTTTTCTTTAATACATTAGGATCATATTTTTCATAATCAGCTGAAGCAGCATTACTAATTTTACCTAAAGTCCATACATCAGCATTACTTGGATATGAACCAAGAATGGTAAATGTATAGTCAATAGCATCAGCACCTGATACTGTCGATATAGTTGGATTCCAACCTTGGTTTCTTAAGTTATACTTATGAGTAGTGGATAAACTACCTGGTCTATCGTCTACTAAAAGTCCATCATTCACACCCCAAATATCTCGTACTTCAATACTAATTGTACTTTGAGATACTGTATCTGTGCTACTGTTATAACTTAAAACAACTGGTTTAGCTAAATCTTTAGAAACAATAATAAGTTTATTATTAATAACAGTGGTTTCAATATTAGAATCACTTAATCCTGTAAGAGAAATTGAACTACCTCCATTAAGAAGGTTATTACTAGGATTATTTGTAAGAAGATCTACAAACCAAAGTTTATCATTAACACGAACTACACCAATCGAAACAGTCGTATCTCCACTTGGAGTATCCCAACGATGAAATGATTGTCTACCTGTAGCTAACTGAGCAGCAGTAAATCCTGTGGTTTTAAGACCATAGTTGTCTTCATAGTCGATACCTAAACGTCTAGATCTAGAACCATCACGATTAAGAACAAAGTTTTGCTCATCAATAGAAGCATTTTCAGGGAATGTAAGAGGACTAGCCTCAGTTACAAGACCCTTGATAAATGATCTATAGACTTTCTCAGTTAAAGCTGCCATTAGTCTTCCTTAGGAGTAAAGGCTACTTTTTCTTCTTTTTTAGCTTTAGTTTCAGCAGATTTTAATAAATAAGCATTAACAGCAACATTTGCCATAGCAAGTGATGTATAAAGACCAGTAAGTTCTTGTGGTAATTCACCACCAGGAACAAATTGGACTTTGTAGTGAGCTGTCTTTGGATCAATAATTACTTGTACTTTCTTACCACCACTTGTTTCGTGTTCGCTTAATACTCTCATTTTTTTCCTTTAAGTAGTTCTCTTCTTTTAAGTTCATCTTGACGCATAGATTCTGTAGTTTTAGTAGACTCATCTTGTAGTTTATTCCAAAATGGAGACTTACCTTCTGCTATACGTTTCTCTGCACTTCTTTGTGATGTTGCATAAACATCTTCAGGTACCTTACCTGTTTCTCTAATATAATTAAGATCAGCTGGATGAATGCCTTTAGTAAGAGCAGGTCTATATGTTTCCTTAGTTCCTGGCATACCTACAGATACTTCAGTCATTACATCACGTTGATTAGGTAATCTAACTTCACCTAAGAAACCACGTTCTTTAGGAGTATTATCTAAACGAGTACCATAGTCAGGTTCTTGTGCTCTTTTTAATTTAGAATAAGGACCAGCCATTATTTCTTCTTCTTCATCATTTCTCTACGTTTGATTTCATCCTGAAGCATCTTCTCAGTAATAGTCATAGAGTTTTTAGCAGCATCTGCTGGTGAAGTAAATGTACCCTGTTCAATTGCTTTTCTAACTAAAGTACCTTGTTGCATATCCATAACACGTTGGATCTCAGACATAGGAACCTCTTCCATATCAGGTACAATGCTACCTGGAGGTAGTTTCTTTTTCTTTTGAATTGGCATAGTAGACATATTATTTTCCTACCTTTTTAGATTGTTTTTTAACTTTTTTAGTAGTTACTTTCTTTTTAGATTTCTTACCATATTGTTGAGCATTAATAAATGCTGGTGTATTACTTGTGAGCATAACCATTAGTATTTTCCTGATGTATTTTGTTTACGTCCATAATTTGGATATGTAATACCATTCTTAATCTTCCAAGCTTCTTGACTCATTCTACGTTTTTGAGATACTGCTTGTTGTTCTACCTTAGGATTAGCCATTTGTTTTAATGTTACAAAGCAAGCTGACTTAGCATCATTAAGAAGATAACTAAACATTTGAACTGGAATATCAGGTATAAATGAATCAGATAAAGTAAAGGTTACTGATCGTTTACCATGGCATTGTGTCTTACTATTTTGTAAAGCAGACTCTACTGTATTATTAAAAGCATCAAATACAAGATAATCGTCATCAAAAGAAGTAAAGTATGTAGGAGCTTTATCTTTATAGATATTAAGTTTAATACCTGTAGCATCTGTAACTACTTGAATATTAGATGCAGTACTAAGTCGTTGATCTACAATATCAAGAAACTCTTCTGGAGTCTTATATTCAATCTTAGTATAACGATTACGAGTCTCACCTGATTTCTTACAATCATATTTAATCCATTCAAGATCAATGATTGTTTCAGGTAATCTCATGTGTGTAGGACGACTTACTGTACCACTTGTATCTAATTGGAATAATTCTTTAAAGAATGGATAGTCTTTACCATCTACAATGTTATAGTAAGTAGACTTAATAATTTGAGCTACTTGAAGAGATTCTGTACTATCATTGATAGAGTTGACTTCATCTGAATCCATATCAGATAAGATGTCTTGAACCATTTCAAGTAAAGTCATTTTTGCCATGATTTATTCCTATAGTTTAACTGCAGAAAGTCCTGCTTCAATAACTGTAATTGCGGTAGATGATGATGTTGCATCTCCACCAACATAGATAGATAATACTTGACCTGCAGTAGCAGTTACTAAACCAGTTGCTGATATATGTAACTTATCAGAACCATTACTTGTTTTAGAAACTGTTAGTGTTCTACTACTTGAAGTGCCATCTAAGTTAAATTTAAAGTTATAAAGAGTACCAGAAGCTAAAGAAGCTGTACTAAACTGGCACCAGAAATTAATTAGATAGTTACCTGCTTCACCAAGTGTGATTGTTCCATTTGTAGCAGATACTGTTAATACATTAGATACTCCAGCTGTCCATTCTGTACCTGGATTTAGTTTGGCGTAAGCTGATGAACCTGAAAGAGTTTGTGCAGTTGCTCCTGCATCAATATAGATTTCGGCATGTTGTTTGCCTGGAGGATAGACCCAAGATCCTGAACCAGCTCCATCTGATTGGTATACTTTACCTGTAACGGCAGCAGCTACACCTTTAGGTTCGTGGATGTCTGGATCTGTAATTAATTTGTGTTGGATCGTCATTTGAATTCCTTATAAGAGAAATGGAGAGGCTCCTAGCAATCTAAGAGCCCATCCAAGTTTGTTACTTAATCCTTGTTGTAGATATACTCAACAACGATGCGACCAGCACCTGTGAGTAAGTCATCAACTGAAGGAGCAACTACTAGTTCACCAGCTGCAGCACCAATTGTTTTACCAACTAGAGCACCTGCACCAGTAACTACATTACCTGCAGTACCAATTGCTGTTTGAGTTGCCTCAGCAGCAGCAATTAGACCGTCAGCATCAATTACAGTACCACCAGCTTGATAAAGACCAATATTCAAGTCAGTAGTAGTAGATGTTGAAGTAAATGCTACGTCAACATATAATTTAGCTGAAACGATAGTTGCGTTAGCTGGGATAGAAAGTTGAAGACCATTACTTCCGTAGTTAGGAAGATCATTGTAATCAAAGTCCCATACAGCTGACTTAACGATACCGTTCTTTGTTGATTGTTGAGCACCAAACTTACCGTTTGTTGTTCTAACACCATAGTGGTTTGCAACGCCACGTTTTGCATCAATTTCGAATGTCATATTATATCTCCTTAGTATGTAGAACCACTTGTTAAAATAACGCCAAGTGTGTCAACACGTTGGGCACCGAAACCGAAGCGTGATGTTACTTGATACTTATCAGCACGTTCTTCGTTGTCTCTCCAGCCTTCTGTCTTAGGAGCTCGTCTCCATGCGTGCATAACTGGTTTTGTTGAATCATCAGCTACGCTCATGAATACGTTAGCAACGTCACCAATTTCTGCAGTGTCATTAGCTAAACCGTAAGAAGAAGCATTTAATGCCTCAGTTGCAGTTTTAACTGGTAAGTAGTTAGAAGTCCATACATCGAAACCGAAGATGTTTTTAACAAACTTATGATCACGAGCAAAACCTGATGTTACGATACCTTCGAACATTGGGTTGTTTGAAACAGATACCAAGTTGGTGATGCTATTTAAAGTAGCTTCAACAATTGGATCAACAATAGCGATACGACCACCAGCAGGAACGCCAGCTTTGTCAAATGCTAATTTCATAGCAATAAAGTCGCTTAAAGTCATAACACGAGTTGAAGCACCTGAACCACCAGCTACCCAACGATGTGGACGACCATTTACTAAGTTTACGTTTGCATTAGTTTGTGCACCGTTTGCTACAGCTAAGAAACGTGATTCGTGGTTTTCACCAAGAGCACGAGTAGATTCCATAGCACGCATTGACATAAGTGCATCAACTTGAGCACCATCTTCACGAAGTTCATCAGAAACTTTCCAAGCGTCACCAACATAGTCAGTGATAGAAAGTGTGATTGTACCTGTGTCGATAGGATTAAAAGCTAAAGGTGTATCTTCAGCAGCATCTTGAAGTGTAACTGTACCAACTGTCTTAATGTTTAAAGTAGTACCAGATCCGAAGTCTGTTACATCTCTGTATAAACCTT